GGTCTTCCAGGGTTTTGCATTGCTGACAAAGACGATGGTATATTAAAAGAGCTATCTTGTCTCATTTCTAACTCTGGAGCACTTGTTCCTAAAATTCCATATTTTGTTGCTATCTTTTCCATAGCTGGCATGCTTTTGCCATAAGCTTCTTCCGTTGACCCAAAAAGAGATTCTAGTGTTTTTATTTCTTTTGGCGATAATTCAGCTAATGATTGTTTTGCAATTCTTGGTGAAAGCTCTGCTTGGTCCGTAGATAATATTTCATATTTTTTTGCTATTTCTTCCATAGCTGGTAAACTTTTTAAATATGCTTGTTCTGTGGGGGTGTAGTTAGCATCGCTTTTTAAAAACGGCTGTTCTGTGTTTCGCATTGATAACCCAGAAGGTGATTGCAAGTCAGGTGTTTCAGAAAAAAGTTTTTCCGCAGCTCTTCTAGCTTTTAGTTCTTTAAAAAGCTGACCTGTTGTTTGTTCAAAGTCATCTTCAGATAAATCAGAAAATCTTTGTTTGCTTCCAAATAAATTTTTTAAATCTGAGTACTTTTCTCCAGTGTCTCCCATTAAATTACTTATAAAGCCACCCTCTTGATAACCCATTGGTGATCGTGCGTTTTCAATTAAAGCTGACTGGCTTAGTCTGTCGATATTGTTTAACATCTCTAAATTTTCAGGGCCAATCTCTTCCGCAGCGTCTTTTCTTATAACAAACTCACCTGGCGTGAGCATAGCAGGAACGGTATCTGTACTTGGCTTCATCATTCTTTTATCTCAAAATGTACTAAATCGTCGAATCTGTTATCTTTGGTATGTGTATCCATGTCCCAATCGCCGCCCCAACGAATTTTTAAACCCTTCTTTTTTGCAATACCTAAAACAAAACCTGCAAAGTAATGCATTCTGTCTCTATCTTTCCAATCAATTGGGTAAGGTATGACATCTACAGCTATACTTGGAATTTTATTATGCTTTCCTTTAGGATATCTTAGTTTACTGTTGCCTTTATCATATGCTGCGTTTTGTTTTTCTTTGCCACGGTGACCTTCCAAAACAGAGCAATCAAATGACTTAACGACCTCCTCAAAAAGGTCTTGTAACCTTTTATCACAGGTGTGTAGTCTACTTTTGCTTCTTGTTCCGAATTTTGGCATTTAATTTAAACCCATGTAATGTATCATAATTATCGTAATATGCAAACTTTTTTATTAAAGTTTTGAACCTGTTATCCAGTTGTATACTTTTCGCACAGGTTTTCGCTGTTGTTCTTCAATTGCTTCCTCATAATCATCTACATCCATCTTTTTACTTTTAGGTGGTCTTGCATAATAGTCTGCATAGTACAATCCATCCATTAAGTCATCGTTTCTAGGTTTTGGATGTTCAAATATCTCATCGACAAGTTCGGTCATCTCTTCTCGTATGTAAAGTTTTTTGCTATTTATAATTGGTCCAAGGGTTGTTTCTAGTCTATCTTGCTTTTTTATTCCTGGTGGTGGCTTAACACCCTTAAACACACCTGGCATTAACCTTCTTTCTTTAGCAGATAGCCTTGTTACCATATCTCTTACCATTTCTTGAGCAGCCACTGTTTCTATCGTTACTCTTCTAACTGGGTGATATTTTTTGGTCATTTCTATAATTTTCTTTGGAACGTCAAATGTAGGGATTCTTTCTCTAAAATACTCTAAAACATACCTGTTTTGGTTTGCATCGATAGCCATAACAAGAATAACTTGATAATCTGACGTTTCGGACGCTGTAGCTGCAAGGTCAACACCAATGTAAACATTAACAGGAATAGCGTGATCTTTATCCGCTAAGTACGAATATCTACTTTCTGACTTAAATTGATAGCCATGGTTCTGTACTCTGTCCACTTTGAACGCCGCTGCCCCTAAATCTCTAGCATCGTTCATGTATTCTTGTGCAAACTTGTTTACAAGTCCTGCTTCTATAAATTCTTTTTTCTTCTTTTTAAGCTTACTTAATGGGAACTGTTCTTCCCAAATGGGTTTTTCATCTTCAATAGCTCTTTTAAATACAACATCCCACGAATATGTTTTGTCTTCTTCTTTTGATTTTCTAAAACCATCATAGGTCATTTGCAAAAAACTATCAAAGTGTACAATGGTGCCTGCTAACCATATCCAACCTTCTCTACCAGGGCTCTCTTCCAGTGCTGGATATACTGTAGACACCACCCATTTTTTAATTTCAGATCTTCTTTCAGGTGTTTTTGTATTTAACTCTGACTCAAAGTCATCTAAAATGATACCAGTGTATCTTACATCAACTTCAGCTCTTCCTCTAAGCCTTTGATTGGTTCCTTTAGCTATAATTCTGTCACCACGAGCTGTAACTAAATCTTTTTCTGTCCACCTTTTTCCTACGATACCACCATCCATATTGCCAAAATAGTACTTTATCATCTTATTATCTTCAAAATGCTGTCTAATGTACTTAATGTGGTCAATTGCTTGTGTTTGCTCTTCTGATATCCACGCAAAGAAATGCTGTTCATCTTTTGCTGAAAAGCATAATTTGTGAACAATAGCTGTTTTAGACAGAATCGACTTACCAAAACCCCTAGGAAGGATAATACAAGTTCGATTCCCTGGTTTAGTGTTAATTAACTTTCTTCCTACGTCATAATGAAAGTTTGGAGATTTGCTTTTGTTTAGGAAGTCTTTAGGTAAAAAAGCCTTGCCAAAGAAAACAAGGTCGGTATATGCTCTTTTTAACACGTCATCACGTTCTGCCATCACTGATGGAGGTGGTGTAATGTTAAATTCAGCTTTTTTCATATATTTTCTTTGTAAACATTACGCCAATTAAAATTAAACAATTGACGGATATAGGTGTTGCCATTGGGCTATCTCTTAGTCCCCATGCAATTAATATACATAATACAAACTTTAAGGCTAATATGATAAAATCAAACACAACATGTACCTTTTACCTCCCCACTTCTGTTGCTTTGGATAGTTCCAGTAGTATCTGCTTCTTAATTCTACTTGCATTTTGGACAAACTTTTCTTTGTTTACCAAATTTGGGAAAGTCTTTATAATAAGTAACCTTGCCCATATCAGCAAAATCCTTGTAATATTTAGTATCGTAACAAGTATCGCATACAGGACACAACCTAATCGCTTTATCAGTGGTTCTTCCATCTAATGTTGACTGTTCCGAGCGTTCAATTCTCGACTTTGTCCCACTCACCTTTTCCAATATCGTTCTTTTCTTCAAGTGCTGGCCTCGTAAATGCTTCAAGTTCTTGCTTAGTAAATCCACGAATTTCTTTTTGCATCAGTCCAATGGTCTGTGATTTCTCTTTAGGCATCATTCCACGCATTTCTGCTGCTAATTTTATGTAATTAAACTTAACTGATCCTTTTTCAGCCATAATGCTTTCACGCATTTCTTCTAGTAACATGTCTTCAGTAATGTTTAATTCATCCATTTTGTCTGCTAATTTTTCGTTTACCACTTTTTTAATCCTTTTTTGTTTTAATAACCATCTTGAACGCCGTTTGGCATAAGCATAGTTGTTAGTCTTGTATAAATGCATATAAGCAATTTCCTTTGGAACATTGCCAAATATAAGGTTTACAAACATAATTTCCATTTCAGTAGGGATTTCAGTGTCCACATCGTCCCAGGGGTTCTTTTTTGAGAAAGTATATATGTTTTTGTGCGGTTTACCAGAGATAGGGTTGTCTCCCCTATAGGGTCTAAACTGACCAAGTATAGTGCGAATGTATCGTGACTTACCGATAGTGCCAGTTTTAAGCACTTGACTCATGACACCGTTTCTAGCTTTTACCCAGTCTCCCTCTTGTGCGGTGCCCGCATCCGAAATTTTTGGGTTTTTGTGGTTTTTTAATAGGGCTTCTTTGTTTTTATATGCAAAATGTGTTATACCTTTAACTTTTCTTTGAAAAATAGGGTCAGCACTCCCGACCTGATCATTGTAATGATCTAACTCTATATCCCCCCGACTAACCCTAGTTTCCATTTATTTCGTTGCCCCATACAAAACAAATTCCTTTCTGTATCTCTATGGTCTCTACTTGAAAATTTCCGTTGCTCATCCACGTTACAATACCAAAAGCATGGTTCCAATTGTGCAATCTGCCCTTTAACCACTTGTTTTTGCTTGGTGACATGTCTTTAAGACAGCCAAGACTCCAAGCACCGATAGTACCGCTATCCAACTTAGTGAGAGAATGACGCTGTATATCGTGAGTATGACCATAAAGGATATTGCTGCCGTAAGCCTCAAGATGTTTTTTCGCATGATATGTTGTAGCGTAGGCTCCATGTATAAAATTTAACTTACCAATCTTTAGGGGATGATTAAAACTATAAAATTTATATCCTCGTTCTTTTATACGGCAACTGTTCTTAAAAGCAATATGCGACATATAGGGGTATTTCTCAACAAATCGATTGGTCCAATCGTCATGATTACCCTCCAGCATGAATTTATTCTTACAATTGACCTTATCTAGGGCATTGTCGAACAAATCAAGCCCTTCATTGACGGATTTGATATCTTCTTCTATAAATGGTAATTGATACTCCAGAGGAGGACATTTCTTGTCCTTCCATTTCCAGGCGGAGCAGGACGTAAATTCACCGACATCTCCTAAATTTATGAAGGTGTCGGGCTTTATTATCTTAATTGCTTCTAAAACGCAGTTTACTGCAGCTTCGTCATGTATCGGAAAATGCTGGTCTGGTATAACTACGGCTAGTTTAGGCTTCTGCCTCATATGGTATGTGGATTTCTGAAATTAAAACTGGGATCTCGACGTTCTTAATCAACATTAACAGTTGTTCAAGGACTTCTGGGTCGCCGCTATGTTCGTAAACTCTAGCGGTGTCTTTGATCTCAATCAAATGTTCACCCAGACTTAGTTCCGTTACTAGTGGATTTTCCACTATCTTTATCCTGTTCATCTTTAACTGCGGATTCCTTGTCTTCTAACGAACTTGTTGGCATTTGCCTAGTAAGTTGCTGCTCATAAACACCCCTTGTTACTTCTAAAAAGTGTGCTTCTTTCTTGAACTCATTGATCTTACCATTCAATTCGGTAATAACAGTTAGTGTGCCCTTTGCATCGGCACTTAGACTGTCAAAGTCGTATGTTTTACCATCAAGTGTAATTTTTTCAATGTTTTGGCTTGGCATTGTTGTCTCCATTTTGGTCAATGAACTTAAATACAAATAAAGTTAGCATGCAATAGTCATCTTTTTTTTTAAAATACTAGGAAATGTGGTTGATGTCGTATATATTTAATATAATATACAGTATATAAGCATATATACAGTAAATAAGCATATTTACTATTATAATAAAATATTATATATAACTAAAGATTATATACTTTCTTTTTTCTTTTGTATTACTTTTCTTTTTTCTTTAAAAACTGAAAATATCAAAAGTTTTCCACAATTTTCACAGAGTTTTCCACAATTGGTGTTAATAAGTTAAGCTTGAGCGATCTGACTGTTGCTCTAAATTACTGTATATTAGCTATATAGGGCGAAGGTAAGCAAAAATTTTGCCAAAAAAAATTTTACAAAAAATTATGTGATTGTCTCTATCTCTCTTTTGTTTATATGGGGGTACGGTCTAAATCCTAATTAAGAAAATAAAAAAGGGTTGAGATTCCAAACCTCGATGGGGTGCCGTCGCCTTAATTTTTTAAGTGTTAAGGCTCGGCAACCTTAGAATCTAAAGTAAATCTAAGGATACGCCTTAAATTTTTATGTGAGCCGTCAACCTGGCTGACAGCGTGCACCTTTGATAATGGGGGAGGTAATCAAGCGGGCGGGGTAGTGTACACCTAAAGCCCCCTTTATATATGGACTTTTAAGCATAACATTGTGATACACAAATAGTGCTTGTATCTTAACATATATCATCGTATGATTAACTATCAATTAACAAAACAAAGGTAAACACAAATGAATAAAGACATGAAAAAAACAAATGTAATGATTGATAAAATAGTAAAGGATTACACGCTGGAAGTACTTGAAGAAGTTAACGAATTAATGACCTCCGAAGTATTTTCAACGGGTGATTATAAAAGAGATGAACGCCTACTTGGAATCACGGGCTTATTAATTGAATATATTAACATCGAAAAGAAGGAAGGCAAATAATTATGACTATTGAACCTAGAAAAATGACCAGAAGCGAAGCCATTTTAACAGTTGGAAGCGGACTTTCCAACACTTCAAAAATGCCTTCATTTTCATTTAATTTATCCGCCTTGGATTGCAAAACAGGCTCCAAACTAGTGAACGTAAAAGGCTCTGTTTGCGATGGTTGTTATGCTTTAAAAGGTAATTATCACAGGTACAAATTGCCCGTGAAAATGCAACCTAAAACGGCTAAAATATCAAATCCTAGATGGGTTGAGGCAATGACCTATTTAATCAATAACCAAGGCAATAAAAAAGATAAGGCATATTTTAGATGGCATGACAGCGGGGACGTTCAAAGCCTTGAACATTTACGAAAAATAGTTTTGGTATGTGAACAAACGCCAGACGTTAAGCACTGGATACCAACTCGGGAATATAAGATTGTTAAAATGTATCTGGATATACACGGCAAATTCCCCGCTAATTTAACTGTCAGACTGTCCGCTCATATGATAGATGAAAAAGCCCCAGATATTGCCAATTTACCCACGTCAACAGTTAACAAGGATAAACCTACAATAGGGGCACAATGCGAAAGTTACAAGCAAGATAATAAGTGTTTAGACTGTCGCCTGTGCTGGGACAAAT